GAAGCTGTCATATTTGGATTAGGATTACTGATTAATTGTTCAGCAGGATGATTAGATATATGATCCATACCCTCTTGATTCTTTAAATATACTTTTAATGGTGGCTCACTAAATGCTGTACCTAGTACATTTAAACAAGCAAGAGCTGCTGAGTTACCCTCTGGAGACATTTGATTAACTCCACTAAAGTAACCTGCATCTGTGTTAAAAGGAAAAACTATATTTGATGTTGGAAACTTGCCATAGTTTTTTTGTTCTGTTGGTATCTCTGAGCTTCTAAAGAAACCTCTAATATTATCTGCTATACCCAATTAGGTTACACTCCAATTTGTCTTTCTAACTATCCCAAACCTAGCTGCATAAGCTAAGGCATCTACCATATCATCATGAGATCCACTAGATGGAAAGCTAGTTAATTCTCTTTCAAATTCTACAAGCCAATTAGCATTTTTCAAAAACCATATAGAGCCATTTTCTACACCTGCAGCAGCAGGAACAGCTCTAGCAGTTTTACTTTTGTCTGCCTTTAAATTTCTTATTGGCAAACCCTGCCTCCTAGCCATCTGAATAATACCAAGTCCAAAACTAGAATCCTCCACTCCCAACCAAGACATGTTGTATTCATTTATCTTTGCTTCTATCTGTGGAAGTAACTCTGGAGCTTCTAGTCTGGCTCTGAATACATCCATAACTAATAGCTTACCACTAGGAGTTGAGCCAACTGTCATTATTACTGAGTAATCAGCAGTCTCCTTAATACTTAGTGCTGTGTCCATAGTGCCAAAGATAGATAACTCACTATGCTTTACAACTTCATCTTCTAAGATATACTCTGGATCATCTCCTGCAATAACATCATAATATTTAAACCATTCTCTTTTGAACATATGTCCTACTTCAGTAAATTCAGCTAAAAACTCCTGGGCATATACCATAGAGCCTAACTCCTCTTTGGCTTGTGCTAATTCATCTTTGTTTATTCTAGGAGATTGCTCTGTAGGATAATGAAAGACTTTCCAATCAGCTCTTCTTTTAGCATTATCAAATAACTCATAAAACCAATTCATTCCATTAGGAGTAGATATAAACAATGCTTTGCCTAAACTATCACTAAGTATTGGTCTAACTGTTTCCCAAGTTTCTTTATCCATATAAGCAGTTTCATCAAAGATAATAAGAGATATACCACCTGCACCTCTAAGAGTTTCTGGCTTATTAGCTGATTTTATTTGTATAGAGCCACCATTGGATAATACAATTCTTTTCTCTACTTCTCTTACCTCTGCATAGTTCTCTGGTAACTGTCTAACTAATGATTTAAGATTTAACCAAGATTCTAAACTCTGTGGATATACAGGAAAGATAACCCATACCTTTAAACCTTTAAGAGCTTGATCTACTGCTGCAACTAAAGATAGAGTAGTTTTACCCCATCTCCTGCCACATACTGCAATAACAAATCTATTCTCATCTAATGCTTGTATTACTTCTATTTGCCCAGAATGTAAATCAGGTGGAGTAGCCTCAATAATCTGGCTCATCATCCTGCTCCCAATCCCATTTAAACCTTATCTGTGGTTGTTCTATATGATTTACTGTTACTTGAGGTTGTCCTAAGCCATAAATCTGGCTAATAATCTTATAACAAATATCTAAGATTCCTTTAAGTTCTGTAGGATTCATAGATGCTAAATCTCTTTCATTTATTTCATTAATTATTCTAAATATTAAAGGCTTAAGATTATCTGCTAAATCTCTAGCTGTTTCTCCTACTTGAGCAAAAACTTCACTAATTATCTGCTCATTTAGCATTTTATTAATAGCTTTTACTCTATCTGTCCATTGATTTTTAGCAGCAATTTGATAGATTCTCCTATCTGACAAACTGAAGTTTTGAGAAACTTTTTTAAGTGTTCTAGAAGCTCCTAAACCTAAATAATATTGAAATCTTTTAAAATCTATATTTGATTCTCCAACCTGTTGCTGATTAGGTAGAGCCAAAGACATATCATCAATGTAATCCATACAATTAGTATAACTTATTGATTGTTTTTACAATGCTCACTACCACATTTACAATTGCAAATCTGAGTAAATGATCCATCCTCTTTTTTAGTTATTAAACACATTTTTTTCACAATCAGAACATAAATCAGAATCAAACTCATCCCAGAATGGTTTTAGGCATTCATCACAATCTCTTGATTCTATATAATTAACCATTTAACTTAATTACATAAAATAACTTGATACAAGAGTAACAATAGCAATAATAGTTCCTATAACTGTATAAAATTCTTTTCTATCAATTTTATTTTCAATCTTAGAATCAATATCATCTAATCTATCTAAAACCAATTGCAGCATCTCTTTCTGAGTAAATCCATTATCTGCCATAGTATCAATTTACAGGTAAAACACAGAATAATGAAATTTTTATAGATTCTTTAGTGCCATTCTCTAAAATCCAAGCAGATTTAGTATTCTTAGCAAAGAATTTTATTATGCCATATCTCCAGAGTATTTTCTTTGTTTTTGGCTCTACAATCCTTAAATCAGTAGGAATTACAAACTTAACTTTTTGATGTTTCTTATATTCAATCCCCTGATACATCATTACCAAAGTTTTCCCTGTAGTGCATTCTTTTTGCAATTTTTCTATAAGTATGTTTATCTAAAGCATTCATAAGTAATTTATTTTCATCATCAACCATATTGACATAAAATATATGCAACAAATTAATTAAAGTTTCTACAACCTCATCCTTAAACTCTGTTTCTCCCTTAGTTGTTTTAGTATAAATATCAAAGTTGCCATTATGATTCATAGTTATTTCTACATAGGTAGGCAAAGACTTTAACACTAACTCAAAGCTCACTCCTCCCTGATGAGTATCTTGAACATTGTCAAATATGCCATTTAAAGAAATAGGATAAATCTCAGTTATATTATTTAATTTATCTACAAGAGTTTTTTCACTATTTATAAACATCAGACAAGTCATATAGCCAATATTTATATCATCTGCAGCATATTCCATTTTTACCTCTTAAATTAAAATGTTTTTCTGCCATAGGAATCCTCCCATTACTTTGTTGCATAATTTCTAAATGATTTTCCAGACAATCACAAAAATTTCTATCTAATAATTCTTTATAAACATAAGTATCCAAAGTTTTATAAGGTATCATAAAAGATTTTTCAGTTGCCTTTTTGACTTCTTGTTCATCAGTAACATAATCAATATCTATACCTATAAATCTATTAGGAACACAGTTAAGAAATACTAAACCTGCTTTTGTGTTCTTTTCTTTTGCTTTTTCCCTAAGATTTATTACTTTACTTGCAGAGATCCACAAATTGCTTATATGTTCTCTACTAAAATTATGCCAATATGCAACAACTTGAAGCTCCATTATATAAATATCATCAAATATTTTACAGACAAAATCTTCTCCAAAATCCTCAGTATTTTTTATTATTTGCCAACCTGCCATATCACATACTTTATTCCAAAATGGTCTAGCTTTTCTGACATCATACAAATCATATTCATCAGCTTTAAAATCTCTCCTACCTACAGAATTAGTCATTTTATCCCCATTGATCTGCCATAGCTTCTGCAATACCTGGAAATGTTGCACTTCTAACTTTTCCTCTTTCTTTTTGTGAAAGTAAATAAGTATCATAATGAAGTTTATTAAATCTATTACCTTTTTTAGTAGTAACCCAAATAGGCTCTACAATATTTGTAGGTTTTAATGGTTTTAAATTTTTTAACCATAAGCAAGTTGTTTTAGCAGTTTGATGTCCAAATTGATATGGCTGAATAATCTGATCTGGCTTTCTAATTTTTGTACTAATAACACTTACAGGATTTTCTAATGCAATTTTTTTAATAGGAGCATCTAACAATAATTGCACAAAACCTAAGGCTTCTTGTTGTAATTGTTTTCTGTTTGGATGCATTGGATGTGGTCTCCTATCCTTATAATCTAAATGTTTATCCTCTGGATGATAAAACCATCTAGCACCACTAACTGATAAATATGTACATGGAGGATGTGCTATCATCAAATCCCAATCATCATATAAAATATCTCTTACATCTCCTTGATAATGTTTTCCTAAATCACTTTCACTAGGCAAAATATCACAGCTTATTGCATCATGTCCTCTTTTTAAAAATGCATCTCTAACAATTCCAGAATATTCACAAGCAACTAAAACTTTCATTTATATCTACCCCAACAATGTTTAGAACTATTCCAATGATGCCATCCACTATAGTAAGAAAGCCATCTAGCAGCTTTTATATTTGTTTCTGCATCATACATATCTAAGTCTTTATTATAGATATCTTTTTCAAGCCATTTTTCTGTTTTAGAATTAAATTGAAATAAGCCCTGGTCATAAGTGCCATCTTTGTTATATCCTGTAACTTTCTCTCTGCCATCAGATTCACAACTCATAACAGCTAAAGCAAATAAAGTATCATCCTCAAAGTATCTATGAGTTAATGCATACCATTGTTTAACATCTTGCAAGTGATTGCACAGTAAATAATCATCTATAGATTGCTCAGTTAAAGTTCCATCTCCAAGCAATAATGAGCAACCTATAAACAATTCAATCATTAGATTTTGCCTTTATCTATTAAATACCAAGCTAACCAATTAATTCCTATAAAAACTAAAAGAACTATAATCCAATCCATTTATTTATCCTCTGCATAAGCAATAGGAACTATATTCTTAGCAAAAGCAACAGGAACAGTAGATAGATCTGTCTGGAACATATCATGAATCTCCTCTAGTGTTGCATCATCACTAACTTTATAATTTTTGACTCCTATATATTTAACAATTATATTTTTCATTATGAAGCCCAGTCTTTTCTGTAGGCAATATGCCTTCTTGGTTTTCCATCAAGATTTAATTTAGCTTTCTGCTTATTATCACAATTGCACTCCTCCTTATAAATTGATAAATTATAAGAATTATTTAACCTATGCACTACTTTTCTTAAGTTTCCAGAAGCAGAGAACTCTGGATCTAATGAACATATAAAGCCCTCCACTTCTAAAATATATCTGATTTTTTTAGCTTCTGAGATATTCTTTTCCAAAGAAATAATTTCAAAAGTAGAAAGAGGCTTATTCCTGCCAAATATACCAAGCATTTATTCCCCCTTATCAATTTCTGTTCTTGCCATTGTTGCAATATCTTGAATCTTATTTTTAACAGATTGCAAGTTATTTATAGATACTTCTGTTTTACTGATACCCATTGAGCCAAGAGCTTGTGCAGTATAGTTTCTGGCTAAATCAAGATCTTGATTAGTTATCTCTAAAGCAAAGTCTTTAATATTATCCATTACTGCTTGAGCTTTCATAGAAATATCCTCAACTAATCCCTCAGCTTCTAGGTCTTTAACTTTTTCATCTAAGGATTTTTTATTAGGAGTTGCTGTCTTACTAGGAACAATTCCCTCCATCTCCTCAGCAGTTGGCTCTGAGCCAAGTAAAACCCTAAGGCATCTACCTCTTGATTTCTGTTCTGCTTTTTCTAACCAATGATCCTCAGTAGAGTATTTGCTCCCATGCCCTGTGCATTTTGGAGAAACATTATCTTTTGTATAGAAGCTAGTTTTAAAAACAACCATCTTATCTGTTTTCTCAACTATCTCACTAACTAATCTACCCTCTGGATATTGTTCATTCATTTGTTTAATTAAGTCATCAACTCCAACATAATCCTCTAAGAATTTTGCTGCCATTATCAACCTCCTACTTTCTTTTTTCCTATATATTTCATATTATTGCACCCATTAAAAGTACAATTTCCCCAAGCTGCAGATTCTGCATATTGGAAACCAAAGTTTGTTTTTATTTGATACATATCAACTTCTCCTGCTTTATCAATAAAGAGAAATTTATACCACCATTCATTTTTATTTAGTCTAATTTTTGGATACATTAGAAAATGTTATCCTTACTAAGGATCTCTCCATTAAGTAATCTAGATTCAAAGTCATATTTTTTATTTATTAACTTTTCCTCTAGCCATAGACTTAGATAAGCCAATGTCATTATTATTGATAGCAACCCATAAGCTGCTAGTCCTAGATAGATCCATTCTTGTATCATCATTATTGCACCTCACTTATTTCTGTTTTATCCCACTCATGATTAATAGTATTTTCTGTTTCAAATTCTATTGAATCAAATTCCTGGAGTGCTAACTCCTCTGCTTGTTCTTTGCTTTCAGCTTCTACAATAAAACTTGTAGTGCTTTTGATATGTACCCAATATTCTTGAGACATTTATACCCCCTTATTTATCCATTTATGCTCAATATAAAAATATTTATCAGCAAGTTGAAGAATTTGTCCATAATTAGTAATTTTATATGGCTCTCCCTCTTGTTGTTTGTCATTTAACCAATCATTTTTGTTAGCATTTAAAAAACTAACAATTTGCTTTAGTTCTTTGTTCTTATATATCATTTGTGTATCTCCTAATCAACTAATACTTAATTGTCCCAAAAATTTGTCTTATTGTCAAGCATTAAAAGTAGAAAGTTTGAATTAATAAGCCCAAGCCCTGTTACTAGGCTTGGGCTATTTTAACAACTGTGTTTGTTATTGTTATAGGTGGAACTAACCCTGTGCCACTCCCTCCCAAAAACCAGAATACTAAATTTAGTAGCATTTAAATATGTGGAGTAATAGGCTTTAACCCTAGTTCTTTTGAGGTGTAGCTAATCCTCTGGATCTTGATTCCTAATCAACTAGCTCTTTCTAAAAGCTACAGAGCAAGTTTGCTTGTGTCTAACATAATAAACTACAACAATGACAAAATTATGAGAAGCATTAAAAAATTATTATTTGTTCCAGAGCTTTGTTATAGTTAATAAAGAACAGGTAGAGCTTTTCATATACTCCCCTAAGTGTATGCAGTCCTAATCAACCTCCACCTGTTCAACAAAAAAGAGGAGATACAAATCTCCTCTTTTTTTTTGCTACTTGTAACTAAAAGGAAATCAATTGCTTGATTCCTCTCTATAAGTCTAGCTTATTTTTTTCTTAGCAAAAGTCTTTATAACTGATAAAGCTGCACCACCACCTGCAATTGCTGCAATTTGAAGTGCTGAAGCATCTACTCCTGCAATTGGGCTAATTACTAAAGCAGATAAAAATGCTTCAATAAAAGTCCAAATAGCTCTCTCTAACATATCTTTTAACTCATCAGACATACTATTCCTCCTCTGATATTTTTGTTTGTACTTTCTTAAATTGTATGCACTTTTTATTGATGCAAACAAAAGCCTTATTAATTAATTCTAATTTTTCCATACAGGAATGGCATTTTATATTCATTGTTATTTATTCAGCTTTGAAACCTTTTAGAATCCAAGTCTGCCTAAGAGCTTTTATTTCAGCTTGTAAATGTTTAATTTCATCTTTAATTTCATCTAAATCTTTTTTAATTGGATCTGCTAATACAACATGATCTTTTTGTTTATTATCTACAGGCTCTTGTACTTTTATAATCCACTCTCTTAAAAAATCATCTGGGCAATTAGTGGCTTTGAATTCACTATGAGGCTTAAGCTCTCCTCCTATTTCTTTCCATAATTCTTTTATTGTTTTTAATGCTTTGTTGCTAGGTGTATCATTCTCTCCTCCTAGCCAACACACAGAATAATATTGCTTATTACCATCATTAGTTCCCTGTGATGCAGGTCTATTTCCAAAGCCTCTACCTACATAAAGATTTCCTGAATCTCCAACCAAGAAACTATAAGCAATATCATTCCATCCTCTATCTACTTGATGAAACTTTTGTATATTTTTTAATTGTTTAATTTCCTCTACTTCATTTTTAGGAGCTGCAATAGCAGAATAATGAACTGCTAGTCCTTTAATATCTATATTTGTAGAGTAAGCATTTTTAGGAGGCTTTGCTCCCCATTGTTCTCTTGTTATTTGTTTCATAAGTTACCTTATAACTCTTATATTACTCCATTTTTCTGAGCCACCAATTACAAGAGTTAGAACTCCTGCACTATTTCTGCCTCCATTAGTATTATCAAACCATTCAGATCCAGAATCTAAACTAGGAGCTTGTAATATTAATCTTTTACCATCTGATTCATAAGCAGAAAAGAAGTGATAATGCCCCATAAGTAAGAGATCAGAATCAGCTATTTCAGATCTAGCCAAAGATTGATTAGCTAACCAAGTTCTTGCTTTTGCTTGTGGATTACCTCCACCTCTCATCTGATGCCCATGCACTAGAGTTACAACTGTATTTGATATGTCTAAGGTTATTGATAAGGAATCTGGCATTATGAAGTCTATTTTATCTTTATATGCAGGAGCTTCTTTAAATATCTCTGCTAGTTCCTCTCCAAGCATAATATCTCTATTATCTGAGAAAGTTGTAAAGCTCTTACCTGAGTTTCTAGGCTCTCCATGATTACCTGCAATAAAACTTACTACAGTTTTATCAAACATAGGAACAAGCTCTTTAAGAGCTGTATAAGCCATTCTCCTAGCTACTTTCTGCTGTTGTCTATAATCTAGCTCTACTGTAAATTCTTGTTGAGCATAAAAGCCTGTGCAACCCTCTACAATATCTCCTAATCCTGCAATAAATAATTGATCTATTGTTTCAGATTTTCTTAATGTTTTAATCTGTTCTTTTATTTTAGGTATTGAGTCCATCCATCTATCAATAGTTGCTTCTGTTCCCTCTTTACCTATCTGCCAATCAGATAATGCTATACAGAATGTTTTAGTATCTTTTGTTGGCTTTTTCTTAGGTGTAGGCTTTTTTCTATTTGCAGCTTGTAAGAGCTTCTTAAAATCATCATCAGGCATATAAGCCTTATTAGATACAATCTTTGCTTTAAAGTAATATAATCTCTCTACAGCTCCATTACCTACATTAGAATCCCAGAATCTTATCTCTGCTGTGTCCTCTAGAACTCTGTAATTCTTAGCATCTGCCCCAAAATAGCTTTCAAGTTGTTCTTTCCAATCAACTTTATTCTCTTTTTGAGGCTTAGATACTATCTCTCCAGACTTAGTTTGTTGTGAAAAACTTGCTGATGGCTCAAAACCTTTAGGATGCTGTACTTTCTTTTTAGTTTGTCTAGGATCTCTATCTTGTACAGTTTTAGCAAACTTTTTAAGATTACTTGATTCTGCCATCTCTAAAATCCTTAAAATATCTCCTTACTGTGTTGTAAGAAAGATGTTGAAAAATCTCAAAGTTATCTGTTAGATATTGTGCAGCAACAGTATCAGATAACATCTCCTCATCAGCTTCTTTAGCTACTTTAAGAAATATCTCTTTAGCTTCAGGATTATCTAAAACCCCTTTACTTCTATGATACCTACTTTTTCTAGGCTTATTTCCCTGCTGTTCAGAGTATTGTTGTAATGTTGTCATTATTCAACCTCCTATAAGTTTAGGATAGTTGTTTTATATGACAAATTTATGGCTTTGGAAACTGATCTTTGATAGGTTGGATAATATCAGCTTTCCATGCATCTAAGCCATGATGAAAGATGTAGTCAAGCTGTTCTCCTATAGCAGGATAGGCTTCTTGTCTTTTTTGTATATAACCAAAGTTGTATTCATGAAGTAAATTGTTTTTTCTATCCTCTATTGCTTGTTCATAATCAGAATCAGTAAATTCAAGTCTTTCATTATTTACTTGCTTATATAGTGGCTTTGCATCCTCTATTTCTTGAGTTGCTTGATCTAATGCTTGTTGTTCTGTCATATCTCTCCTATCTTACTATATATTTCTTATACTTACTTCTTTAAACCATATAAAGTGAATGTTCCATTAGTTATATTATTTGCATTTAAAGTAAATTGAACACCATCACTAGCACTTGCTACTGTATGAACTCCACCACCTGTTGGTGCAGATAATTGTCCTGCTATGTTTCTGTTACTTTGTTCATAGGTAAAAAAACTATATTCTGAACTTGAATTGAAATTATATAAATAAATTATTCCATTTGCTGTTTCATTATTAGCAGTAGTGCTTGTAGTTTCTAAAATAATTTTAGTATCATTAGTTACACCTCTTGTTGAAAATCCAAATGTATTTAAAACTTTATCTGCATAATCATAATTTGCAGTAGTATCAGCAGTTCCAGATTTAGTAACTCTTATATAAAACTCACTATCAGCACTTGCATTAACATTGTTAAATCTAACCATATACACATCATAAGTGCTATCAATACCTGTTAAAGTTACACTTGCTACTGCTAATGTAACTATTTCCTCATCTATTTTTATTAAGCTACCTGCCATTATTTAACTCCTAATTACTAGCCAATCCATATACAAATACATTAATGCTATCAAAAGTGCCTGTTTGTGGGAATATTTGAAATCCATTACATTGTTCTGCACTTTTTAAAACCCCAATACCTTTTCTACCAATAGTTGCAGTTGTAGATTGTGCAGTTCCCTGATAAGTCAAAAATTGATAACTAGCACTATCATAAGGATTAAAAGCATAAACATTAACACTTCCACTTCCATTTGTTGCACTTCTTGGGCTTACAATTCTATCTATATAAGTTTGGTTTGTACTTCTATTTTCAGTAAATGCAGTATTGCTAAATAAATTTAAACTTGCATAATCATAACTTGCAGAACTAATAACTGTGTTTGTACTATCTAAAAATCTAAATCTCATTTCTGTATCAGCAGATCCATCAGATTTTATTGTTATTAAATACACATCATAATCAGCACTAAAACAATCAGTTGTATCTAATGAACTAACAGAAGTTCCACTAGCAGATTTTATAAATTCTAAATTACCTACTGCCATAATCTAACTTTCTTCAATTCCATAAGCTGATATTGTACCAGAACTAAAAGCACTTAAAATACCCTCACCAAATTGTATTGCATTTATTGTACTAGCAACTGCATAAACACCACTTCCAAACTCCATTGTATATGTTGATCCTTGAGTAAAAGTATTGTGGCTTGTAAAAAATGTGTATTTGCTAGAATCCCCTGCATTATACATATATACATATCCATTAAATACTGAATTAGTATCTGTTGTAACATCTCCACCAAGTCTTATACTTCCCTGTGAAGTGCTTTTTCTTTCAGCAAAAGTGCCACTTGCATACCCTCTTTGATTAGCAAATTGGTAGTTAGATGTTTCATAACTGCTTCCTCCATCATCACTAACTCTTAATCCAAATTCTGTCTGAGTTGTTACAACTAAATCTGACAATGTAAAAAGATGAACATTATAAGTGCTGACATCTAAAGAAGTAAAGTTAGCAGTTGCACTTGATATTGTTTGTGTTTGTAATAGTTGTAATTTACCTAGATCTGCAACTCCTCCAAGAAGTCCAAATCTTGCTGCACCTAATGGCATAAGCTAACTCCTAACTAAAATTCTGTAGTGCATTAAGTAATGGAGTACCTGCATCTAAAAACAAAAATGTTACTAGATCAATAGCATTTGCACCATCAGAAACTGTATATCCTGCTCCACCTGCTGTCTTTGCAGTTACATTACCACCACCATTTACAGTTACTGCATTAATTGCAACTGTTTTAGCACTTGAGGCATGTTGAGTTATTTGTAGTGTAAATGTTGAAACTCCATTAGTTGGAACATTAGTAAAATCTATATCTGTAATGTTTTCTGTAAGAGTTATAGATCCTGTGTTTCCATTGTTCATATCTATAGCTACAACTCCTGATGAACTTGTTACTGCTACATCAACTTCTGAATAATCTTTAAGTGCAATACTGTCTATTGTTGTATCAAGATTAACTGTTACTGTTCCAGAAGTACCACCTCCATTTAAGTTAGTTCCTGCAGTAACTCCCTCAATATCTCCTGCTTCTGCACCAATCCAAGCAGATCCACTCCATGCTTTAAGTAAGTTAGCTCCTGTGTCATAAAATACAGTTCCCTCTACTTTGTTGGTTAAAGCAGAGTTTGCAGCTGCTTCACTTGCAAATATAAAGACTATTGAATCTTGAATATCTTGAAATCTAGCCTCAGTAACCAGATCCCCTGTACTCCAATCAAACCATCCACCTGCTGCCATATAAAAATCTCCTTATAATTTATCTAAGTATAACTTAAGTTTGTGTCAATTCCTAACCTATTAACTCCAAGAATCCAAGCCCCTGTTTCAGCAGGAGATAAGCCTATCTGCCAATTCCAAGTCTTGTTTCTAGCATCTACTTTATGCTTTATTCTCTCAATAAACAAATCATAAGTTTCAACTGTACTAGATGGAGTTGTTACTTTAGCTTCTACAAAACTACCTATATCTAATCCTAATGCTTTCTCCCAGAGATTTACATTTTGTTGAGGAGCAAAAGATAAGCTCTGTACAGTTGTTTGTGGTATAGAGTTAGCTACTACCTTTTGATCTGCAATAGATAAAGCATTGGCATCATTAACATTAAGTGTTGCACTTTCTGTAAGAACATGAGCTCCAAATCTCTCTACAGAATCAGAATCAATAGCAATCTGTGTAGATCCACCTGTTCTTGTTCTCTGTACTGTATTAACAATCTTGTTATCATCATAAGCAGAAATAATATCTACATAAGGTAATTCTCCTCCACCCTGTCCAAAAGTAGCTGATGGAGTTGTTGTATTGGTTAATCTAAAGTTTCTATCTCTAAAAGTTGCATTACCATTAGCAGCTATGAAAAATGTACCATTTTCAGCAGTTTCTACTTTTCTTAGAGCAGTTAAGAGATCATCTGTATCTGGCTGAGTTTGTACATCTAATTGTCCTGTACTTATTGCTTGATTGCTATATCCAAAGCTGTCAAGTATGTTTTTTACCCTTACAGAACTTTTTTCTTGTGCTTGAGTAAGTGATAGTCTAGTTGCTGTACCTAGTTTAGAAATACCTAATCTCCACCCAACACCATCTAAAGTTGCATTAAAGAATAACTTAAAAGCATCTACTACTCTAATTTTTGTTGAGGAATCATAGCCCTGCCCTGCATACTGTACAGGAAAGCTCTCTACAAAGCCATGAAATATATCATAAGTTGTTGAATCATATACAGCTCTAATTCTTAATCTTTTAAGTGGCTGTATTTTTGTTCTGCCTAAAGATGAATCATAGTAATGTGTAGTTTGATTAGGAGAAAATCTATTATCTCTATTATCTAAAGTAACTATAGCAGTTCCTGTTTGAAACTGTGATAAGTTGCTTATTCTACCTCTACTTGTTTGAAAATTTCTAAGATAAGCAGATACATCTGTAAAAGTCTGTGTTTCATCTAGTGGATTGCTATCAAAAGCTATTTCACAAATTAAATTAACATTAGAATCAAAAGCAACAGACATTAGCTAACCAAGAAAGTTTTTCCCTGTTGCTGAAGTTTTATGTTAAATTGTTGTAGTGCTTCATTATCAAGTTCTACAGTTAAATTAAGATTAGTATCTCCACCTGCATTAGTATTATCATTAACACCAGATTGATCTGCTAATAAATCTGCAGGAGTATCTACAGGATCTGCTAATGGAGATGGAGTAAATCCACCAACTAATAATCCCTGTGCATTTAAGCCCATTAAAAATTCATCTACTTCTGTTGCTAGAGTTTTTCCTGTAACTTGTTGTCTAAATGTTACATAAGCATTTAATGCATCATCCAAAGCAGTTTTCCAATCAAAGTTTAATTTATCTGCTGCTAATAATAATTCCTCTCTGAAGTTCTCAGTTGAAAATAAATCCATTATTTGTTGTAAGCCATTAACTGCATCTAACTGTTCCTCTACTGAGGAAGTAGAATCATCTGTAGCATCATTTAATGCATTTTCTGCTTCTGTAGCTCTTTTTCTAGCTTCAGTTAATTGATCAGATTCTCTTGATAATGCTAATTCAACTAATTTAAGTTCCTCTTTAGCTACAGCAAGTTCCTCTGTAACATCTTTACCCTGCCCCTGAAAAAAGTTTAATTCTGCAATTTGTTGCTGCAATTCTTTTTTTCTTAGAGCTTCTTGAGCAGTTAATAAACCCTCCTCCTCCAAAGCTCTGTTAAGATCATTTTGAGTTTCATCTCTTTCTTTTTGTAAGTCTGTTAAATCTTTTATTTGTTGATTGCTTATACCTAAAACTCCTGCTAATTTTTCAGCAAAAGGCAGCACATCTTTGTCTATAACTGCTCCAAATTTTTTGTATTCTGGATTAAGAATATTTATAAGCATTCTATTTTTTTGAAATTGTTCATTTACTTTTTCATAAGCCTTATTACCCAAAGCCAAAACATCAAAGAAATCTTGAGAATATCCTGTTGCACTAAATATTGTTACACTATTTTTATTAGCAACTTCTGAATTTTCCTCAATAGCATCTGAATATTTTTCAACTTCCTCTGTTACTTCATCTAGCTCATCTTTATTTTTTTTATAATATGCCATCTGTCCAGAAAGTAAATATCCTAAATATCTAAGAATTTCTGGAGTTCTAGATGCAATAGTTTCAGTATATTTTTCAAATGCATTTGTTGCATCCTCAAAAATTTGATCATTAAGCTCTCCAAATTTACCTGCTCCCTCATTTATTATTTCAAATGCACCAACAACAGCAGGAGCAACAGTATCAATAAAATTATTAAAGAATCCCAATAAATTACTAGCAGCAGGTAATAATTGTTCTCCCAATTCCTCCCTAAATTGTTGAGTTTTTGCTCTTGTTTGAAGCATTTGTGCAGCAAATCCCTCTGCTTCTCTTTCAGCATTACCTATTTGAACTGATGCTTTTTCAAATAATAATTCTGTAGTTGCTAAGGCTTTTTCTTGTCTTGTAAGTGCATCTGCTGATGTTTTTCCTGTCATCTCAAATGCTTTTGTTTGTACTTCAGCTTCTGAAATAGCTATACCATAAGTTTTAAGAGCTTCTCTTTCTCCTACTATTGCTGATTGAAAAGCCCTAAGAACAGGCTCTGCACCTGCTGAGATGTTATTAAAAGATGCTATATCTCCAGAAAGCTCAAAAAGCCTTGATGATAGATCTGCAGATTCACTTTGAGTGAAACCCATACCCTGTGCAACAGCACCAAAAACACCTATTAATTGCTGTGCTTCTGAAGTAGTTAAACCAAATAAATTAGCATTTTTTTCTAGTTCTTTAGTTAAATTAGCTGCAGCATCTCCAAAAGTTGTTCCAAAAGCTCCTGCTGCTTCTTGAGCTGAACTTGCTGCCATAACTGAATCTCTTGCAAAATCAACTAAAGCTCTACCTGCAAATATAGCTGCACCTGCTACTGCTGCTTTACCAAATCCAGACATTCCTGCTGCAAATTGAGCATTAGATTTAGAACTATTTTTAACATTAGAATCTAATTTTTTTGATGAATTAGAAACTTTATCTAAGCCTCTAGATGTTTTATCTGCTCCTGTCAGCTTTAAAAACATCTCTAAAGTTGCTCTTGCCATTATCTCCTCAGTTTTGCCCTAGCATTAGCCTCAGTTCTAGCTTTCTGCTCTTTTTTATATCTATCTATGTAGTATAACTTCCAAGACTCAAATTCTTGCATACTCATATTTTTTCTAAGAGCATCAACTGTCATGCCTAAATCTAAAGCTAGTCTAAATTCAAAAGCCAACTCTGTATTATTCT